GCGATGCAGGTCCGATGACACCTGCTCGCGATCCAGAAGCTCGATGGTGAGGGGAATGATGCCAGGCTTTGGATCGGGCGACGTCTTGAGGCGCGCGAAGCTTTCGCCATTCTCGACCATGGCGCGGACGGCCATGGCCTGCAGGCCATAGAAGTCGGCCAGGCCGGCTGGGTCGGCGTGATCGGTCCAGCGCAGCCACAGCGCTTGCAGCCGCTCGCGCACCGCCCGGTCGGGATGGGTGGATTGCGGCTTGATCCCGGCGCCGACGACATTGCCGACCAGGCTGTCCACGGCCGCCGCGACCCACGGGTTGTTGCGGGCATACCAGCCGACGCGGCGTGCGGCCATGGTGGCGCCCGCCAAGATCGCGGCGTTCAGGCCATCGACCGTCTTGGCGCTCTCCCAGCGCCGGCCGCCGCCCGCCGCGTCGAAGGCGCGCGTCCTGCCGATCCCGAGAAGCCGTTGGACGAAGTTCCGCATGCCGCCGATTTTCGCGCGGCGGCAAGCCTCAAGCTATTGGGAACGTTTGAGAATATTCGCCAGCCAGCCAGACGAATCGGGATCAGGCGCCAATCTTCTCCACCATCTGTGCCCGCATGTCCTTCCCGTCGACCGTCTTCTCGACGACGATGAAGAGCCCTTTTCCGCCGCTCTTTTTCTCCCACAGTTGGCCGATGGTTCGTTTTTCGGCGGTGTCGGGACCCTCGGCGATGTGGGCGCCTTTGTACTCGACGACAAGCAGGCGGCCGTCCTCCAACTGCGCCACGAAATCTGGGTAGAACTTGTCCGTCGCGGTCGGCAGCCAGAACGAGTTGGGGTGGCGGGCGACGTTGCGAATCCAAAACTTCAGGCCCGGCAGGCTGTCGATGGCCTGGGCGCACTGGAACTCCTCGCCATTCTCGGCGCCGTCGAAGGCCGGCACGTGGTCGGGGCCAAGGAAGTGCTTACGGGGTTTCCAGCGGCCACGATACCGGCGCTGGTCCCAGTACATCCCGTCCTTGAAGCTGAAAGCCTCGTCGAAGGACACGTCCACCTTGGCTTCCGGGGCGAACAAGTAGCGCTGGTAGACGCCGTCGCGCTCCTGCTGACGAATCGCGGTGAGCTTCTCGCGGACCTTTCGAGCGAGGATGAACTTGCAACGCATCAGCGCCGCGATGTGCATCCCGCGATCATTGATCAAGTGCCCTACGAGGTCGCGCAACCAGCGCAGCAGTTCGGTCTGGTGGATATCCGGCTGGCGCACCTGCCGGTCGAGCCACAGCACGAGCGCTTCCGGCGTCCAGCCTTCGACATCGACGTCGAGCGCCAGCTGCTCCGCCTCATCGGCGAACTGATAGGTGATGCGATTGCCGTCGAGGTCGATTTCGAAGCTGCGCGCCGTCTCGCGGATCGCGAACTCGGCCTCGCCCAGCTTCGACGAATGGTCGAGCAGCGACCAGTCGTGAAACTCCATGAACACGTCGGTGTCGGCGAACTCCAGCTCGCCCTGGATCTCCGACATCAGGCGCGGGACCTTGAAGGTCTCGCCCTGCTCGGCGGGCGACAACTGGTCCTTCACGTCGACGCGGTATTTCGAGACGGCCTCGGCGAAGCCCTTCCGCTCCGTCTCGGGCAACGTGTCGGCGATCACCTTCTCAAGCGCGCCGTCGACGCGGCCGGTGACAGCGATCTCGATCCTGCCGCCGCCGGTGTCGCGGACGCTCACGCCTTCGCGCTTCCTCAACTCCGCAACCACCTCGGGCGTCGCCATCACCATGTGCTTGAAGGTCGGCTTCGGCTTCTCGCGCGGCCCGAACAGGCCGGTATCGGCGTCGAGGGATCTCTGCGCGGGCTCGATGTTGTCGCGGGCCTCGTCCTCCTCGAAGCCCATGGCGACCAGCTTGTCGGCCAGCGACCGTGCCGCTTCGCCGAAGGATGGCTCCGATAGGAAGGCATAGGCGCGGTTCAGCGCGTCCGCCTCGCGGCGCTTGGCGTAGGGCATTCGCAGCACGCGCCCCAGCAGCTGCTCCACATCCACCGCGCTCTGAATCCGCGAGACGGAGCAGAATGCATAGGCGAAAGAGCAGTCCCAGCCCTCCTTCAGCGCCTCGACGGTGATCACGTATTCGATGGGGCACTTCGGATCGAACAGATTGATGCCGTCGAGCTCGCGCTGATCGCCGGTCGCCACGGCGATCTTATCCTCGGGGATCTGCTCGACCTCCATCAGGTGTTTCTTCAGCGCCTCCACCGTCACCTCCTGGTTCTTGGGCTGCGCCTGGAACAGGACAATTGGCCGAATGTAGTCGGGATCCTTCTCGGCGTCCTCGGCCAGAGAGGCGCGTGCCGCGATGGCCCCATTCACGGCGTTCTGCCAGGTGTCGTGCTCGGACAGCATGATCGGCAGCTTGATCATCTCCTCAAGCTTCAGCTCCTGCGCCGTCACGCTGTGCAGGATATTGGAGTTGAGGCGTGGCGTCGCCGTGAACTCGATGATGGCGGACGGATTCACCCGCGCCTGCATCTCGCGCGTCAGGCCGGTGACGGCGTTGTGCGCCTCATCGACGATCATCAGCGGCCGATGAATGTGCATCAGGTTTGCGAAGGAGAATTTCACGCCGCCGCCGTCCAGCGTCTCCAGCCCCGGCAGGGACTTGGGCAACGCGGTGAAATGCGGCTCCATGTTCTCGTTGTGAGAATAGACCTTGCGGCCCTCGGTGTTCGACACGCGCAGGGTCTGGATCGTGCCGACGACGATGCAGCAATGGTCGCGGATGTCGTGCGGGCGGATATGCGTGAAATCGGCGATGTCGAACACGCGCACCCGTCCGTCGAAGGCCTCGTCGAGCGCCTGCCGATAGGGATGGCGGGCATTCTTCAGCGCCTCGGCCGTCTGCAGGCGGATGGTGTTCGACGGGACCAGCCACAGGACCATCGGGTAGTCCTTCTCCACCCAGGCATCCCGCGCGATGCCGATGGAGTATGCGCCGAGGATCGTCTTGCCGCCGCCGGTGGGAAGACGCAGGCACACGTAAGGAACGTTCGGCAGCTCGGCCAGCGGCGTGTAGGTGCCGCCATAGCGGCCGAGCCGCTTCGCCTGCTCCGGCTCCTTGGTGATCGCCTCATACGCGCCCTTCGGGCCGGCGACGCGCGCCTCCTCGAAGAAGCGGCGGAGAACGGAGAGAGTATCGGTCTGGTATTGCTTCAGCTTCATCAGATGCCCCCCTCAGGCCCGCGCTTTGACGTCGTAGGGCGTCTGCTTGAAGGTGATGCGCTCGCGGTCGAGCGTTGCCGGCGTAAGGCGGGATTGTTCGCCATAGATAGTAAGCGGGCCGTCGAATGCCGGTTCGACTTTGGCGATCTCCTCGCGGATGACGGCGAGGGTCGCGCGGGTGAGCACATTGCCGCCGCCCGGTCGCTTGTCGCCGAGGATGCCGTTGTAGAGCAGCGCATAGGCGCGGCCATCGTGAATGCCGAGCAGCGGGCTACCATCCCTGCCATCCCACGGCCGGTCGGTCTCGGAGAACCAGACATGCGCCGCCAGAACAGGGAAGCGGATGTCCTGCCGGATGTGGCCTTCCTCGTCGAAGACGGGCGGGCCGAGGCGGTAGAAGCGGAAACCGCCGCCGCCTTTCCAGCCGACAGCCTTTGAGATACCGCCTTGCTCACCCTCGATGACTTTACGAAGACGAGGTGCGCAATAGGTTGCAGCATGCTCACCCATTTCAATGCCGATAGAACGGCGGCCGGTTTTCATAGCAACAGCCATTGTGGTTCCAGAGCCCAGAAACGAGTCCAGCACGAGATCACCCGGGTTGGTCGCTATGTGCAGAATGCGTTCGATAAGCTTCTCCGGCTTGGGCGTGTCGAAGGCATCTTCATCATTGAACAGTTCGAGAATTTCCTTCTTGGCCTGTTGATTGTCGCCAAATTCGGCTGCAGTCCACCACGTCATCGGCGCCAAGCCGCTCTCTTCGAATTGATATTTCTTGATCCTTGGGCGGCCGCGTCCATTCTTCGGAAAATAGACCCGTTTCTCCACGTCACGGAGACGAATGAACTCCGGCTCGGTTGCACCCCAACACCGCCCTTTCGGTGGATCGAGCACGTCGCCCGTTGGCGTAGTGATCTTGTACATCTGATTGGTTCGAAAGCCCTGAGCGCTGAAGGGAATGGAGCGCCAAGGGCCCTTCGGGTCCTCATCGGGGTTTGCATAGCCATTCTCGGTATCTGGCAAGAGGTTTCGATACTTCTTCCACTCCTGTGCGCCTGCTGGCGCATAGACCAGGATGTGATCGTGAGCAGAGCCAATTGCCTTTCTGTTTTCACGTGATGTCCGCTTCTGCCACACCACGTTGGCAACGAACCTTGAGCGCCCAAAAATCTCGTCCAAGATGACTTTTAAGTAGTGGCCTTGACGATCATCGATGTTGACCCAGAGGGAGCCATCTTCGGCGAGCAAATCACGCAGTAGCTCAAGCCGTGGCCAAATCGTGCCCAACCAGATGCTGTTTTCGAGGTTGTCGTCGTAATGTTCGAAGGCCGCGCCCGTGTTGTAGGGCGGGTCGATGTAGATGCACTTCACCCGGCCGGCATAGAACGGCAGCAGCGCCTTTAGCGCCTCGAGGTTGTCGCCCTGGATCAGCATGTTGCCCGAATCGCCATCACCCGCTGACAGGTCGGGAACTTCCTCCAGCAGGCGATAGGGCACGCGGCTCGCGCGGCGAATGTCCTCGTCTCGGGTCAGCCAGCTCAGGATCGGCATCAGTCACCGTTCGATTCAGTGTTCTTGTCGCGGGACGGCGGAACGGCATTGCCGGTCATCTTCTCGTACTCCTCGACCGCGATCACCACCACGACCGGACGTCCGTGCTTCTCGATCACCACGGGCTCCACGCGCGCCGTGTCGATCAGCCGTCCAAAGTTGTACTTGGCCTCGCGAGCCGAGAGCGCCTTCATTCGTCGCCCCATTGTTGAAAAGCCCATTGTGGCCACAATGGCCGCATCGTCAATCGTGAAAATTCATCCCATCCACGCCGACCGGATGACCGGGGCGCTGGCGGGCTTCGCTACCAGCGCCTCGCCCCTGCGTCCCGCTGCCATGGCGGCGTCGGCTTCCTCGTTCAGCCTGAGCCCCATGCTGATCAGCCCGTGCAGGGCGGCGTGGGCGTAGACGAAGGTGTCGAGGGCCTCGTTGCGTTCGCCGTCGCGTTTGGGCTGCCAGGAGCGAATCGGGCGGCCGCGCTCGAAGCGGGTGACGACCCGCTCGGCGGTGAGCTGCCGGAAATACTCTGCATCCAGCCTGCGCGGGAAGTGGATGGCGCCGGGGCCGGGCTCGGTGAGTTTCAGGCGCGCGTAGACAGCGTCCTTCACGGCGTCCACGCCGACGATGAAGAGCGGAATCTTGCCCTTGTTCGAGCGGGTCGGGCGGCGCGGCCAGACGGGCACGCCGGCGCCGCCTCGGCCCTTGATCGCCCAGACGCGGCGGGCGAGCCGGGTGCGGCAGAACTCGTAGGCCATCTTGGTGTGGTTGCCGCCGGTATCGACGCAGACGGCGCGGACCGGCAGATCGGGCACGGCGTGCGGATGGACGAAGGTGGCGCGCAGATAATAGTCGAGGTCCGACCAGAGACGCGGGCCTGACGGGTCGCCCCAGAGCACTCGATAGTCGATGACCCACGCCTCCTCGTCGCGGCCCCAGCCGACCACCTGCACCTCGATCCGGTCGCCCTGCACGTCCACGCCGGCGGTGAGCACGGCAACGCCGGCGGGCAGGTCCTCGCCCCAGTCCTCGCGCCGCGCCATCAGCGGATCAGCGGGCACCGTGTCGCCGGCCTG